GCGCTTTTTAAAAAATATAGCCAAATGATGGCTAGATATCTTTAAATAGTATTTATAGATGGTAAGCGCCCTATTTTAAATAGAGAGCGAACTCAATCTAGCCATAATAGCAGCTTGGAGCTGCTGAGAGTGGGTTGGCTGGTGTTCCCACATCTCCCCCATAATCTGCATTGAAGACTGTTCGTAATCTTACATCTGCAAGGTCGTCCTCTATAGTGGGGTACTGTAGAGTCGTTGACTTTATTTGAAATCCTAGTCTGGATTCATCGCTCAGAGCCATGTATGGCTGTATTAACACCGGATGAAATGTGAGCGGAGAACCGGTAGGGTTCAGTTTGGTGCTAATAATTATTGTACCCATATCGTTGGATACTGAGACGCCGGCGGACAACCCGGCTTCATAAACATCACCGTCTCCTAAGAATCGGCACGGATTTAAATTGGGGATGACAATATCCAAAATAACTTCCGATGATGAATATGATGAAGCAGTGCCGGTAGTTCCATTATTATTAAAATGTTGCCCAGGGAACTCTCTAGCGTAATTGGCTGCTTCTTGTTGCGGTACTGGATTACCTGTTACTTGGCCGACATAATTGAACGCGTCCTCTTGTTCATTCGTCATGTTGTCGCTGTTGGAATGGACTTGTGTTCCATATGCCACTAAGGTGGTAGATGTTCCCACGTAGGTACCCGGAGGAATATACGAGATAGACGCGTTTGCTGCTCCTGTTATCTTGAACTTAAATTTAAGCCCTCCTTCCATACCCAGATACAATCTCCTCAAGCACTGCAAAGGCGAAGAGAGATCCGAATTTGAAATATTGGGGACTCCAATCAAGTCGCTGACTACTAGTTGGGTAACTCCTTTAGTGGCAATCAAAGTTGCGGCTGAGAGACTTATCGGCTGGAGTGCTCCTAGCCTACGCACTAAATCTCTGATGTTAGTGAGGGGTCGATGGGTCTCACTATCTTTGACGCTCTCGTGAACTTTCTTTCTAAGCTCCATATCTTGATCATCTTGGGCTGGAATAGTGGTACCCTGAGCTAAGAAACCGTCTAATTCTTGTTGCAACCCAGTTGCAACGTGACCCATCAACTCGTCGGCTGGAGTCTGTCCTGGCAACTTCTTCTTCTTAACTCGTTTCCTTGCCACGGCGCCTGATGTAAATGAATCGCCGTCTGCGACTATAGCTGGATCTGTCGCATACCCAAACAACTGAAAATCATCGCCCATAGAATAATAAACATTAAAACTCACGCTCGTCGAAACTGTTCCGCTCACAATTAGTGGCTGCACCAAATAAATATAGTACATACCATGCTCCATTGCGTTATAACTCCAGTCTCTCGAACACTCTAAATTATTCATTAAACTACAATACGGTAGATCTATAGTTTGGACCTGGCCACCGCTCGAAAACTCTAAAAACTCGATTGTTAGACCTTGAATAGACGCGTAACTCGGCACCTTTGTTAACTGTTGTTTATGTGGTGAATAATTGCGAAATACAGCTAACTTACAATAATGGAAGTTAGTCATGTCAGCTTGTATATGCAATTTGATGCTGCCTTTCCAATATCTGGAAAAATATGCTAAGACCTGTTGATTGGTTGTCATGTATGGAGTGGAATTAGCATCCAACAAAATTTCCTGGACTGGTGTTATTGGCCTAGAAAATTTCATTGTCCCTGACGATTCAGAGACATTTACCGAAAATGTCGATAGGTATTGGGGTTTAGCGAGAAGAGACGAAATAGACATTTCGTCTTTGTCGGTATTAAAATTGTAGTCCCTAGTTATGCGTTCGTAATTAACATAAGGATCCAACTTTTCGTGCGTGGTTTCGCTGTCAACTGTGTTCATATGACAGCGAGATTGCACATATTCTCGCTCTTGCAATCTCCCATTATTTCCGTTATGCAAGCCGGTGTACTCTCGAACTGCTGCTCGTCCGATGTCAATTAGATCGCCAGTCACCTTCTTGGCTCCTCCTGCTATTCGATCAAATGTTGAGCTTATCAACCCGGTGAACCTATCCCACGCACTCTTCTCAGGTTCTGGGGGATCAACTACTACTGCCGCTGGAGTGGCAGCTGGCTGGGGAGAAATAACTTGAGGCTGGAACGAGACTGCATGCGGATTCAAGTTCGATTGCTGTCTAGGGACGTCATTCCACGAAGCATAGGGCCATGGTGGCATCTGGTCCATTTGCGCTTCAAACTCGGGTACGGGAGGAATTTTTAAATCGGTCACACACTCACTCCAACAGGTCATGTCCCTACAATTGCATTGAGCCTCCCACTCAACGTCACTCCACGGCACAAAAAACTCCAATTCATCAAAAATAATATGTACAGTAATGGTTACAGATGTCGATCCGCTAGTTGGCGCAACTAACGGATTCATAATAAAAAATAACAAACTATTAAACGTGTTCCCGCTCGCATCGGACAAAAATAGCTGATCTGAACTATTTTTATCACATCGCAACAACTTGGTGTTGCAATAAAAAGGTAACTCGAGTGCAGCACTTGTTGCACTGTTAGCGGCTAAGAAGACGTGGGGCGCATTCATGTGATGATTGACATTGAGTCTCCCATTTAGATTATTACGGGTGACTGGCGTACTTGAAACAAGTACTATGCCTTGATGAAGCGGCGTTCCTGAAACTTGCACCATAGCTCTCGCTTTACACCTAAACATCGCTGAATGGGTGAAAGGAACTGACAGAAAAGTGTTGGAAAAAATTTCTGTTGGCAAGTTAAGATTGCCGAGTAGGTCGAACTGATTTTGAGATGTTGACCAAGTGAGAGTTTTCATTAGAAAAGGTTTGTTTAAAAACAACGAGTAGTCCATTTCTAATTTTTTATTTACGCTTCGAATGTTGGGCGCCTTATTATAGATAATTTCGGGTTCAAGCATATTTCTTGTACGGATGCCTGAAAAGTATTTTTCCGTTTTTGTTGATATCATTTGTTCTTCTGTAACACGGTTTTATAAGTCGATACGGACGTGTTAGACCGCTCAACTCGGTTTCTTCCTTAACCATTTGAACTCTGTAAAAGCCATCCCGAAGACTGGAAGTTTCTTCTTAGAAGGTAATTCTATTTACAGCGAAGGGTTTATAACTATGGCAAAAACCCTATCTTGAAAAATGCAAAACCATTTAATTTACCCTCCAAATGGTGAACAAGGAGAAACACAAAGAAATTAAAAAACTCCATAAAAATTGTCAAACTCTGACAATCCTGAAGTAAATAACTCGACTAAATACTTGTTTGATAACTTATTAAAAGGAATTCCCAACTCTAAACATTTGAACTCCATTGCTATCAATTCTTCAACTCGTTGATGCAGAAATAACTCTCGCTGAAAAGCACCTAATTTGTCTTGCATCACAACTCTCTCGTCCTTTCGAGAATCAATCCACGATGGTGAACTCAGGATTGTTTCCATCTCTAATGGACACATAACTCGTTTTAACATGGGATGGTATCGAAAATGACGTTTTAAAAAAGAAACTTCAGACAAAGACTCGAAAGGCTTCACTACTTTTTGTTTGGAAGCTGTAGTGAAAGTCATTCCTATCGATTCAAAAAACTCTCTCATGGTAACTGCGTTTAACTTGTCACTTAATTCTTTCTTAACACATCCGTTCAACTTATCATCACCATAAACAAAATCTACAATATCATTGTGAAAAGAAAATGGCGACGCTTTAGCTACGTTACGATGGTACCACATAGCAGTATAAAAACGGTTTACTAAACTATTAAAAATTGCTGTTAAAAAATTTCCTGATGGCATCGAGTGGTTGGTTAAGTAAGTGTCGTCTTGCATAGAAACTACGCAATAAGGAATGGCGTACAAAAGAGTCGATAGTTCTGCTCTATGGCTACCTTTATATTTATTTAATAAGATCTTAATGATAGCATCTTGTACCTGGGGCAACATCGCTCCGTCCCAGGTTCCTACGTCTCCTGCCCAAACTCCAGCGCACATGCTTAATCGTTGATAAATGTCATCCCACTCTCGATATGGGTTGACACCAATCATAATTTGGTGCATATGGCGAGCTTGAATAAGATTAGAAACCATTTGCCCAGTGTATTTCTTGGTTAGCACTTGAGTGTAAACTGTACTAACCCTAAAACTCCTAGGTTTTCCTTCTTTAGCTATGCCCCTTAATTCGTCCTTGAGCGTTTCCACATTGACAAATTTATCAAAATCTATGTATCCCTCTCTTAGATTGTTTTCGAACGAGTTCAACGATGTTCTAAACTCCGGTAAGTAACAACCATTAGCAAAATCAAAATATGATGTTTTCTCCTTCTCGCACTTATAGCCATTGGATGATTTCTTATTTATGCCGGCTAAATCATCAGTGCCTTTGATTATTTCAGCTTCTGTTAAATCAGTAAAATCTCCAATTATTAAATCTAAAACTTTACTACCGAACTCCAATTCAGCTTGGTCTACTTGCTTAACTGGGGCAAAAGATTTTTTCCCGATGTCTTTGACGGTGTGAAAGCCAGTATGTTGTAAATCAGCTGGTGTTTTATAAACGGGAAAAACTCCAAAGAGAGGAGACGGAATGATAGTGGAGCTCGATGGAACAGGCGTGTGTAGTTTTAGATCTAATTTCACTCCACTGAAATCCGGAATCACCTTATCACTAATAGACACTTCAAGGATGTTATGAGCGTCTTTCTCGAGAATGTTCTTAAGCTCATTACGCGTTTTAGCTGACCAACAAACGGCGGCACCCATTACGCCAGCTTTACCGGCTACGTGCATGCCTTGTATTCCTTCATCGACGTCCATTACTAATGTGCCACACAAACCTTTCTCTTCGATCTTATAAAAAATAGGCAACTCCTTCTTGATGGCAAAATGATGTTCCTTATACCCATTTACGCTAATTTTGTAAACTAACGCATCGGATTTAAGAATATGATTCACTCGCACGTCCGAAACGGGCACAAAGCCGGCGTTGTTCACCAACCATGCATTCTGCATCCCGACACCAACGAAGTGTCTACTTAAGTTCTTAAAAGGAGTCATCATGCTCTTATTTAATTGAATGACCGCTACATCCTCGGCTAAATTGTAGTAGATTCTCTCATATTTGATGTGATCATATAAGCGATGATTGCTCTCAGCGTTCTTGTATACTGTGCAAAAACCCGAATCTTCTTGGCAAGCATGAGCTGGCAAGATTATCATATGTCCGCTAATTAACCCGTTAACTTCCACATAATCCTTCTCATAATGCATGCGAATCGGCAATACTTGCTTTCCCACGGCTCTTATATTCGTAGCTACGCTCTCTTCGTTGATCTTCTCCGCATACTTCATGTACTCTTTGCACTTAGCCTGAGTTGAGAAATCTGGATCTTCTCTCCCTCGTACTGCGTTCACAATCTTTTGTGCAATAAAACTCGCTAAAACCGACACCACTATAACAACTAATAATTTATAATAAAACATCATAATGGCTGACAAAACCATAGGCACTTTAGGTGACGTGAAGAAAACTTTTAAAGCATAAGCTGTTTTTTCGAGTGCGGCGTGGAGAAACCCTTTAATATACTCTACCAAGTTTTGAAGATAAAATTTAAAACTTTGGGAGTGTTCTTGCTCATCGATTTCTATTGTCTCAGGCTCTTCATCTTCCTCATCGTCTTCTGATTCGCTATCAAAAAACTCATCGGCTATTTGAAGATGCATCGCCAACGGTCCGTCCATAAAGTCGTCAATGGACAAATTATTGGTGGCCAACCACTCACTGCCGTTTTGTGCTTCTAAATCGTCACACTCACTCACGATGATTTCTGGTACTCTAATTACTTTCGTTAATCGCTCCTGCACTTTACGGATCTCGTCTGGTGTTAATTTACTATCATCCTTTTGTTCGATTTTCATGCGATCACAAGCCTTAATAATCTGTAGCATCCAAGTTAAATAATCTACACGCTCCGTTTCTCTAGTGACTGTAAACTTTGCTGGTATTGTTAAAAATTTACGCAAGGCTGGTGGAAATGCGTTCTCAAATCGATTAGTTCCAACATCAAAATACTTAAAAAGGAAATCTCCAACCAAAGTTGTAGAATCCGCATCTTTAACTACCTGAAAGTCGAAAACATATCCTCTCCTCCACAACGCTCGCACATCACTAATGCAGTCAGATTTTGTGAGACCATTTAAACTAGTAAAATTGTTGGTTGTTAAAAACAATTTTGAGCTATTAAAATACTTGGTGTCTTTTAATTCAGCTTTAGCGCAATCTAACGGATACTTCAATGGTGCTACTAAATTAATAATAGTTCGCCATTGTGAAATGCCTTGTTGTCCGACATCATCCATGATAACGACGCTCTCATTATTGTACATGTCCCAAAAATCCTTACCGTCTTCTGTCGCTTTTATGGTGTGCACGTACCTTGACTCGCCTAAAACGTCAACTAACATACCTACTACAAAAGATTTTAAGACACCTGGTTTTCCTTGAAAAACGAAACAACTAGGTTCGATTCGAGTTGCCTCTTCATAAGCTTTACATGCATTTAAAAGCTTCCTAAAATCGCAAACAACTGCTTTGATGCCGGCAGATCTACGCTCCCACTCAAGTATTGATGACTCACTCAACTGTGCACCTAAAGTTTTAATTTGCTCTCGAACTGTTTCTTGAATAATAAAAGAAGGGTCTCTTTGCCATTGAACGTTCATTTTCCTCATCAAACCAATGTTGTGGTGATGCTTTCCAAAAGGCAACCCGCGTAAAAACTGCTTTAATGTTCCTTTAATGCCTTCTCCTGTAGGTATATAATCAATTAACAAATTAAAATATTCTAAGAAAACACTAATTAAAGAATGAAACATGCTTGTATCATCAAAAAACTTGGAAGAGGTTAATAAAGACATGCGACGAAATATTTCAAATAACTTACTAGGCATTAACATGGTTGCTGCTGCAAATAACAAACTCTCTACGCTCTGCGCTTGAAATTCTTCCACTACTTCTTGTGCATCTTGATATTGACTATTTATTACTTTCTTACTCGCTACAAACAACTTGTATGCACTCAAACACATCGCCAAAAGACCGGCTACGTTAAAGCTCTTAAATAACGCTAATGACGTGCAAAAAAATAGGGCGAAATCAGTTATAATATTTAAATCGAAACCTGCGATCATATCAACAGTGTCAACGCTTTTATTTACACCACGAACTAAATTCTCTTTTTCTCCTATATTCTTAAGCATTTCTAAGATATTACTTATGCCTTTAGTGACGTTATTTATATTTTCAAGTAAACTTTGAGCTTCAAAATCTTCGTCTAGTTCTTCGATTCGACGTTGAAACTTGCTCTCTCTTTGGATCTTATATTTAGGAGTGTGAGCAGGCGAAAGTCCCTTTACAAACATTGTAGCTTTTGCTTGCGTCATGCCCATATACTTTATGATATTTCCTTTGTGAGTTATTACAGGAAATGAAAATTCTTCCCATTTTTTCTTTGTGACTCGTCGAAGGGTGACACTATTTACAAAACGAGTCAACACCCAAAAAGGCTGGAATGATCCTTGGCTCTCCTCTATTGTGACAAAAGTGATCTTATCTTTGTCAGAACTCTTCTTACTATTATTATTAAAAAAAAACGATTTTTGTTGTGTTGTCTCCATAATATTACCTTGTGCTTTCATGCCGCTTCGTTTTACACCACGCTCCAAAACTTACATTTTTGGCGAACGTCACTCCTGAATTTTAACCTGTCTTAAAAACTAGTCCGCAAAGTTTATGCGTTTTCATAAAAAAGCTCAGAGGTTTTCATTACATTGTTCATCCAAAAACTCCATTAAGGGAAACCTGTCAGTTCTACTGCATAGGCTCAGGCTTAACAAATTAAGATCTCTCAAACTAACATTACTTGCTTATTTTTCTTTTTTACAGACTTAAACTGTGCGACAAGAAAAAATATGGTCCACTAGGTCGGAAATGGTTTATTTTTATTCTTTTCGCATTAACCACAATTAGACATGCGAGACGCTTCTTTGCCTAAAAAGGAGTACTTAAAACTAATACCTCGCAAAAGCTGATTTGATACCGTTAAAAGACTTAACTACTTCGAACTAAATAAACAGGTCTCCTGACTATCCTAGTCGCAACCAAAAAACTCATCAGGCTAGGCCATATAGGCGTAGTATCTGACACGCGATTATTTGTTTGATCTTATAAGGGTATGGATTAAGAAAACCCCATATCTTATATTTCCCACGAACATCATTATTTAAAATTGAAATTCGTAAGAAATACAAAACATGAGGAGAAAATTAACAATCCATAAA